TTGACTTGAGTAGGACTGGACAAAACGGCATCTTCACACCAAGCGTAAGCAGTAATGTCAATCGGAGTTGACACATTTGGATGTAGTAATTGTGTTATTTGGACTAACCAAATCTCACCAAGCAAATTTGGATCATCTTGAGTTAAATCAAAGGCGTCTTTATACCAGAAAAAGGGTAATGACAAAGTACCACCTTGATTAGTTGTTGGATCCAACAATACATGCATCCTCTGTGTGGCCTTGCAAATGTCACCTCTCATCCGTACATCGGTGAAGTTGAAATCAGAATTCTCTGGATTTCCTCCACCTGGGAAATAAGAAGCCATTGCAAGACCCCAATAGAAAGCATTACCGTTGATCAAAAATTTAACCTTCAATGTCCCACGAAAATTGCGAAAATTACTAATCCTGTTCGCAATCCTAGGATCATTCATCCATTCAGTCCAGGGACTTATCAGCTCAGACAAAGCATTTGCACGCGGAGTCCACTTCCATTGACCAATACGCACAGGACGTGCGAAAAAGTCTTTGAAAGCAGTTTCACTATCATCTGCGGAAGCACGACTTTCGTCAATAACTCCACTCAAGTGCGCATCAAATGCAGGCGACTGGTCCAAAAACCGAGTGGTCGCCTCTTGTGATTGAGCTTCAACTTTCTCCATACCAAAATTTCCAGCTTGAGCCAAGAGCGGGGTTTCTACCCCTACCGAATTTAGACTGATCGGCTCAGTACAAAGGTCCTGTTTTGACTTTGAGTCAGGACTTGAACTCTCTATTATATCTCTAGTGGAAATCTATAAGATGCTGCAGGTTTCCAGCCATACAGCAAATCTAGTTATGGACAAAGGGTCCAGACATGTAATTATACAAATATAAAATATGTATTTAGAAAACGGGATTGTTGGTGACATGATCATAAAACACCATACCACCCGTGAAAACGCAGTGCATGTACAGGAACAACAAAAACTGGGTGAAAAGCCACTTAAAGCCTCCCAGCATGAAGATCTGCAACAAAAACACTTGCTGCGTAAAAGACAACCTTTGAATGGAAATCTTAATACGACCTTTGGCAAACAAGTAATGGAAATATACTTGTGGAAATAAGCCAAGGATTTTGAATGTGAGTGGCCACTCCCAAGATAGATATCCAGTAGAGTCGTTGCAATGGGCGTAAATAGTGTCTGCAATCGGAACCATCTCTTCACCGCAAAAAGCTTCTGCGGCAGAGGTGATATCTATGCAAGTTCCTGCTATTGCCAAAGCAGCGACTGCGTGGAAAGCAATCAAGGAAGAAATATATTGCTCACGGTAGGTTCTAGAGGCTGGCCGGACCTCAACTTCGGGCTCCCTATAAAGAAGAAGACCATCGAAGTAAATGACTTGAGAAGAAAATTGGCCATACGACCACTCTCTCATAGCCTGGAAAGTGGGATACTTCCAATCATACCCCACAGTCATGTTGTGATAGCGGATGAAATCGACGTCTCTCGCATACATAAAGTACTCCTCAATGAGCACCCATTTGCGAATAATGCCTAATCCAAATCTCTTTCGAGCACAATCAATGCAAGCATACGTCAAATCACCTTGCACGAAATGCGGAAGAGGTTGAAACGGTGATTCCAACCATCTATCAACAACTTTGACTCCAAATTCAATCTCCCACTCTTGATAAAATCGTTCTCGCCTTCTCACCTTCTGTCTTTTAACGGTGTAAGCCGCGCCAGACGGAACGCAATCGGTGATGTAAACCTCATCAAGCTCACCTGCTTGACACTCGAGAGCCTCTAACGCCTTGTCGTAGGTACACGACGTACGCTCATATTGCTCTCGAATCTCATCCTCGGTGAAGGGTTTGAAATAATCGATGACTTTGTGTCCTTCCGGATCCTTAGTCTCTCGCGCAATTTCACAAAACACGGGCAAGTATTTGTAATACTCATCCGCACCGTGGAAGTAAAGTTCACGCAAGGCACCATTGAGATTGGAAGCACAAATCTCAGCCATCGATTCCTTCTGGCCCTTCTTTGGTTTGTGGGTCATAGACAACGATTTGAAAATCGATTCTTTTTCCAAAGCACCAACCACCTTCTTCAATTGTGGATGCTTGTGAAAAGAACGTTTCAAAAAAGATAGATCGTCGAGCTTCTTAAACGGAGTCTCAGGTTTCTTCTTATTCGCGTCAGTATAACCCACACCAATCTTGGCAAGCTCAGAGTGGATAGATTGCATGTTGAAAAGCTTTTCCTCTGGTTTAACATTGAATTCGTTGTCATCGCCATACGTCATCAAACGAATCACCTCGTGAAACAAAGGAATCTTTCCAGGACAATCAACTTTGTGCAATGAATAGTACACATACCTCATGTAGAGGATGT